GAGGCTATGAATGGTGCAGCTGCTGATACTGCAGATTTTAAAGGCAATCAAGCAGCGCTTTCATCTGGTGGAACTAGTACTACTAAGATTGATGCATCTACTACTTCATCAGTTACAATTAAAACTAATACTCCACCGGCTGGATCCCCTGCTGCTGGATCCATGTCAGATCTTACCGGAGGTTACGCAACTGCTCCCGGAATGATGGGTGCATGGTCTCCTGGATCTTATTAACCAATAAAAAAAGGGAAGCGATTAAGCTTCCCTTTTTCGTTATCTGATTTACAGATATTTAGCCATTAGCTAACTTGTTAAAGTAACTTAAGGCATCCTCATCATCATTAGTAGTTGACGCAGCTTGTGGCTCATATGACGCTTGTGGCGTTGGAGCAGCAGCAGCCTGATATGTCGGAGCTGATACAGTTTCATCAAGTGATACTGCTTCGGCTGTAGTCATAACGGCACCCTCTTCACCTAAAACACGGTTCAACTTCTCTTTGAGTTCGTTGTATGTTTTAAAGTTCTTAGGATCTACAATTTCCTGTAGGCTATACAATGTATTGTACACACCTTCAAGTTTAGTATCGTCATCAGACAATGGCTTTGCAGCAGCAAACTCAGACTTATCATAGTTACGATAACCAGCAACCTGTTGGATCTTAAGTTTAAAGTCAGCACCTTCCCAGAAGTCATACGGATTAACCGGTGTTTCATCTTGGAATTGTGGCTGCATTACATCCATGATCTTATCAAAGATCTTCTTGCCAAATGTGTATAAGAACGTCTTACCATCATTAGCAGGATTAGATGGATCAGACACAATCATAATGTTTGACACATAGTGTAGACGACGCTTGCGATTACGTGCAGTCTCTTTGTCTTCATCACGACCAGAGTTCCATAGAACACTATTCATTTCAGAGACTGGATCATCTTTGCCGATGGTAGTCAACGAATTCTCGATGTACCATTGACCAGTTGGTCCTTTAAAACCGTGATCCCAGTAGCGAACCCAAGGCAGTTCTTCACCCTCAGCCGCTGGAAGAAAACGGATAACAGCATAACCGTTACCGGCTTTATCTACTGTTGGTTTCCAGAAACGCTCATCCGCATAGGATTTCTTAGCGCCACCTCCTACAGCTTCGGCTGCGGCAGTAAGTGATGCGATATCAGTACGATTTCGTTTCATGTTTGCAAAAGACATATTTTGTATTCCTTATATATTACAGTGTATGTTTGTATGATGTAAGACCATTATAACACAGTTTCACTAGAATGTAAACACTTTAAAGACAATTTTTTTCATCTTTTCCATATCAACATTTACTAACAAACTGTACTTTCGAATCTTGCGTGACACATCTGGCCACAGTATAGGATCCGAAACAGTCCTGTCGGCTTTCCCCATAAAGCTGGTGAGCTTGTTTAGAATCACGACCGACTCTATATTTATATCACCAGCCAGATAGGCTTCAACAACCTTTGGATATTGGTTGCCTATTTCAAACAGTTGGTCAAATCCTTCAACGCCGACCTCAGCAAGGTCTTGCTCAAAGTTATATCCCATGGACTCTGTTCTCTTTTGCCAATTACGATATGTATGGTCATCGCCTAACATATCGCCAACCCACTTATTATCTGCAACAAAGTGTGCAGCGTAATAGTTAATCAGCTCGGTTGGTTTATCAAACATCCGTCCAACCTTCGCAAAGAAGTACTTATCTTTACGTTTCCAAAAGGATTGTGGTTTGACAGATGTCTTATAATTATACTTTGGTGCATCATAAGACTCTTGCTCAAAATGCAGCTTCAAAGATTGGTAGTATCTAAAGGCTTCAAACGGTTCCATAATCATAGTGCTTCCTCATCTTATCTGCACGGTCCATATAAACTATATGCCATTCTTTAGCATAAACATCTAGCGCTGCGAATGCATTGCCACTCTGATCCCATGCATCTTTAAGACTATTAAAGCCTATTGGCATAGAATCCAGTTCACCTATTATATCTCTATCAAGAGTAAGACAACGTGTCTTAATCAAATTATCGTGATCCAAATAGGTTATAGCATACACACCGTCTTCGAGTAGTTCAACTATCTCGAACTTATCGTAGTGCAAACTCATATTGGAAGCCTAGCTCCTCCGCCTTTAATTGAATTAACCTCAAGTGCTTCAGCTTCGATCTTACCAATAATAGATGGATTTAATAGTCGCTTAATATCTTCAGGTGGTAGCTCACGCTCATCACATACTATTAGAACAGCTTCAATGTAATTAACCAAGAGGGCTTTCACCTTCTCTTCAACCATAGTAGAAAAACGTTTCTTTGTAATGATAGGGGTTTCTAATTTACTTGCCCCAGTTGTAGAAATGGTGGTCGTCAATTGTTGTAATGTATTCAAGTGATGTTCTCCAATATGGTTCAACGTTTTTTGAGTGATAGTGTGTACTTCCATGTGTAATATCAAAGCCACTATGGTATAAGTCTAAAGCAGCTAATGTTCTTCCTAGTGAATCTAGCCAAGCTTTATTCTCTCTAGGTTTATCGGATAAGCCATCACAGTACCAACTAAATTGGCATTTGTTACGTTTCACGCTACCGTCTCTATTCTTAACACTATCTTGTACCACATCACAAACTGTGTCAGGATAGCGTTCATCGGCAACACGATTCATAACTACATGAGTCACTGCAATACCGCCATTAGGGGATTGGTTACGTGACTCAAAGTATGAGTTCAAAGCCAAACAAGTCATATCATCTGATGAGAGCGCATTAGCATTTGCCGCTGAGGAGAGAAGGAGACATGCGGCAATACTAGCGTTTCTTATCATCATTTGTCTGATACCTTTACTAGGACACAGTCATCGTTGATACGACCGTTTGGCTTTGATTCTTTTGTAGTCAACTTATCCCAAGCATTATCGATTTGCTTAGGAGTCTTTGACTGCACAACTGTTAGGAATTCAGCAGGCTTACGTAGCCTGATCTTCCGAGAATTATCGACTTCAAATCCTTGAAGAGTAGTACCCTTCATGGAGAACCCGTCCGTTCTTCCTGACACGTATTCAGTGATTTCCCGTGTCTTGACGTTAAAGACATATAGTCTCATTGCGCCTACTATTGAGATTGGGTTGATGGAGACTAACTTGTTTTCTGCATCATCCTTCTTGTACTTCATCTTAGCGACTTGCTTATCAGCGCTTTTGACACGTGGCTTTGATACCTTACGTGTAGCTGCACTTGCTGCCTTTAGTTTCACACAATCTTCAAGCATCAATTCGACGTGTTTGATACGTCTTCTCATAACAGAACGCTTGACGTGTGAGTAACCTTCAACAGCTTGATCGCAGCGCTTATGATAAGCGTCTGTGAAGTCTAGAAGCCAACCCTCAAGGAGTCTTCGGACGGGCTCGGCCGCCTTACCGGTAAGAAGGTGGAAGCGAAACCTGTTATATAAATCAAACTCAGGTTCTTCGCCACTGATCCATTCTTCTTCCAGCTCATCCAAGTCAGTTAAAATAGTTTCATTTAACTTGGCTTGGTAACGCTGTGTAGGATTAAGTATAACGATATTCGACTTTTCTTCAGTCTCAGATTCCCTAGTTTTAAGGATTGCTGTACCGAGGATTGTCGCTTCTTTAAAGAAACGATCAATAGCGACATATCCATCATACGAATAAGCTACTTCGCGCAATACCACACTGCCATCATCTTGCAATATATTCCTCATGACCTTACGAGGTTCAAACTTAAGGCCTAGGTTTATCCATTGCATACAGGCAGCAACGTGTGACCGGATATAAAAAACATGATCCGGGCATGCTAGTATGGCTTTACAGTCAGATTTAGATGCATTCTTTTTAGTATAGTCCTTCATAACTTTCATGAAGTCTTTACGTTCAATTTCAGCGTGGAAGTAATGTTTAAAATCCATGAACCCCTTATCTACAGGGGCTGCAGCAATGCCAGTTTTGGCACGGCGTGGAATTGAAATCTTTTTCTTCTTAGGCTTTGTAGCTATCTTTCTTACTGTCGCCATATTTAATTCTCCTTATCTCTTCTGATTATGACCATTATAGCACAACCAGAAGAGGATGTACACCTTTATTTTAGTTTATTTTAAACTATTTTCGGTACGCGGATACAGTATCCAATAAAAATGACCGCCAGCCTTCAGCTTTTACATCATAACACTTAATAGCTTGAATAGTAACATCCACGCCATCCCATAATGTATTGCCGTCTGACTTAGGATGAGCTTCAGTCGGAATGATATCCATATTCAAAGTGCATTCCATAATGCGTTCATCGCCATTCTTTTTAGTAAAGGTAACAGTACGTACACCTTCACGCAGTTCGTTTAGCATTTCTTCACGTGTAATCATTCAGATCTCCTACTGATCATATTCATTCATGTAATCTAAGTACTCACCATAACTGATAACGTACTCGCTTATAGTTGCAGTTTTATCTGCACCATATTCTATATCTTTAGTGTTGCGAACCCATTCGCTACGAATAAAAATATTAGAATTCCTAATTGCCTCTTCCAAGCGTTCAGCCTGGTCACGCAACACATTAACTATAGTCATCACAGACTCGACACCATTCATATCGGTATCCACTACGATTGGACCACCACCTGCCAGCGACACATCCTCAATCTCACGATCGATTATGGTTTGCCAGTCAAGATCGTCAACAACGACTCCGTCGCTTTCTTCATCAACCCAAGCTGTAACCTTGATACCTTCCGGATCAATAGCAACGTCTACGTCAACATTGATTGCTAGATTAGCCATACATTAGTTCCTCCTCATTTGAGCTATATCTACTGCTTGGCTTGTGCCGCGCATGATTGGTACTGCATTAGATTTGTGCATTTGTCCGATTCCGACAATGAGGTCTCCTGTATATGTTGGGACTTCCTTTTTAGCGCAAGCTCCTGGAATTGAATCCGACGTTTGGAGGCTTCTATACTCCTTTGTGTCGCGGACATACGATTTGGTTGGCGCATACTCTACAAATTCCCTTTTGATTTTTGGCATGTTGCCAGTGATATAGTCTACATAATTTTGTAATGTTTCGAACTGCAAACTATGCATATGTTTACGACGCATGTCTTTGTTGTGCTTGCGCCACTCCATCTCAACAGCTTTCATATCAAGCTTCTTAGATTTCTTTTTAGATGTGCCAAGGCCTTGTACACCTTGAATCATATGCATGCTCATAGCTTCTTTTCCTATCATCAAAATTAAAACTACTTAAATCAGCGCCGACGCTGGTTAAAATAGTTTTCGTGGGAGGGGCTTACTGCAGAGCCCCTCCCCTTATCTGCATTTCGTATGCAGCAACCGTCTGGCTTATACGGTACCAGCTGCTCTACCGACCTAATGAAAG